AACGTCCTTTCAGGTAAAACCTGTCTACGCAACTGAAGTGGCTGCGATCGTTTTGGAAGAGCTATCCCATACCTATGGAGACTGTTGTAACTACTTGGAAGCTGCCGCCTTAGTTCGGGGCGGACATACCTTCCTTGCTCTTACCTCCATCGAGCAACAGAACGCTAGCCGCGGTGTTTCATCGGCGCGTGAATGCTGGGTCCAAGCCCAAGCATTATCTGTTGTAAAGAAGCTTACTGATCCGGATGTCGACCGTTGGGCCTTAACTAAGGCTCACTGGTTCCGGACAGAACAACGTTGCAGAAGGCTGAACTACAAGTTCCACCTTCTTAGAACTACGGGTCGCATACCCGAGAAGTTCGTCAATGACGTTGCTAAGCTATCTGAGGCTCTCCTCTATGCACTGGGTGAAGCTCCCCCAGTCGAGGAAATTTGTGAGGCTGCACACTATGGTCCTGGTTCGACAGTGTCGATCCGTGGCCGTGAGGTCTTCTATGCTCGCAAGCTAGAAGCCAATGAGTGCACACCCCGAGCGATTAGCCTCGCCGCCCGCGCCCTCTGCTATGACAAAGCAGCATGGGCACACGTAGGTATGGACCCGGTGTATTCACACCTGCCTGAGGCCCGGGAGGGCTTTCTACGTGTTATGGGAGAGCGGCTCGCTGGTTCTGCCGTGAGGCACGATCGGCTGATGTTCATTCACAAGAACATCACAAGCCTCCGCTCGATCGGAGCCCAGCCAACATGTTCGGGTATGCTCCAACTTGGAGTGCACACCGTCATGGCGCCGATCCTTAACCGGATCGGCGTTGATTTGACAAATCAAGGCTGGAATCAACATCTCGCCCGCGAGGGCTCCCTTCACTGGGAAGAGCCAGAATGTTACGTGACACTCGATAAGAGTGATGCGTCAAACTTACTGGTGAAGATGTTGGTTGCGTTTTCTCTTCCGCATGCATGGTCAGAGCTACTTCTTCAAATCCGGACACCCGGATATGAGGCGCCACCTGAATTCGGTGGCGGTCGCTTCGACTATGAAATGTATGCAGGGATGGGC